GATGGTGCAGAGATTGAATACAGAATTAGAAAGCCTAATGAACCTTGGTCAGATTGGGATTTGGTAATAGAACCAACATGGCATTTAAATACTTGGCAGGAAATTGAATATCGCATTAAACCACAACCTAAAGAGCCATAATATTTGTATCTATATGAAAAGAAAATAAAACATAATATACCCTTTATGTTGCATGAAAAAACAGGTGAGCTAGATGAAGATTATAAATACATAGGCAAAATTAAACTAGAGGAGAACGACAATGGCAATTAAAAAGAAACTCAACGCATCAGAAAAGAAATTAGTGGAAACCATTACTAAACAAGATCAATTAGTGACAATGGCTGTTAAAGACATGGAATCATTACTCAATGAGAATAAGTCTTTAAGGGCGCAAGTCAATCACTTGTTAGCATTGGTGAACATTTTAACGAGACACTAATGTTTAGCGTTCCAGTTAAAGCAGATATTGTAGAGTATTGCAAATACTTATTACGCAGAGCTAACTTTGGTAAGAGAGATCAAGCCAATGGCAGCCCTGATGAACAATTAACTGGTTTAATAGGACAACAAACATTATTAGATATATTTCATAAACCATTAATGGTGTACGAAAATGGTTTTGATGGCGGAGTGGATTTAGAAATAAATAAGTATACGTATGATGTTAAAACTATGGGCAGAACGACAGACCCATTAGATCATTACGTGAACAATTTAATTGCGTTACAAGCAAATTATAAGGTGGATCGGTATATTTTTTGCAGTTTAAACAAAAATACAGATCACTTAACTATTTGTGGATGGATTAGTAAAGTCAGATTCTTTGATGAAGCTAATAAGTATGAGAAAGGTACTAAACGTTTTCGTACAGACGGCACGTACTTTGAAACAAAAGCAGATTTGTACGAGATTGAAAATTCAAAACTCAATCAAGCAAGTAATGTAGTAGAATTTAAACAACAACTAGAGGGGATATTAGATGATTCAACTAACGGAAAACGAACGTACTCAATTACGTAGAGCAGCATCAGGTCTTACCGGTACGGAGTTCGCAAGACTTCCATACACATCACAACAACTTCATTTAGATGATATTAACGAGGTGATTGATAACCTTTTTAAAACGCATCCAGAAGCCTTTATAACACGTGCAGTCAATCAGTGGAAAGAAAAGCAACGCAATCGTGAGGCTTATTCAAGAGTGGAGGTTAATCATGGCAAATAAATCTTATGAATTAAATGAAGAAAATATAAACGATATTGTTGTTTCTAGTTTACTAGAATTTGCAGAAGATTATTTTGTATATGGTGATGAAAAGCGTGTTGCAGAATCTATTTTGATAACAATAAGCTGTTATTTGCCAGAAAATAAATATAAAAATTGTATGAATAATTTAAGTAAAAATTTTCCTGAACGATTTAAAGAATTAAATTTGGAGGGTTATTATCATGGCGAATGATAGAGATGATTTTCAACCAGAGATACGCAATAGTGCATGGTGGGCAAGTGACACAAGACGTGCAGTCAATGGTAAAGCCGTTGAAGTGATCTTACAAAAACAAGGTAAAGCACCTATACCTGATTTATCACACATTGAAGCCGTACAAATGGGTCATGTTATGCAACCTATTATTTTACGCCTTGCACAAGACGCTTTAAAGCAAGAAGTGAAAGACGCAGACTATATGTTGACCCATCCTAAAGAACAATGGTTACGTTGTCACTTTGATGGCATCACCGCAGACGGAAAAATTTTGGTGGAGGCAAAGAATTACAATGCAGCAACCAGAAACAAATATGACTTTGAAACAGGTCGTATACCATCAGCAGACTGGGCGCAACTCGTACATGAGTGTGCAGTGCATCAATTAGACAAAATATGTTTTGCAGTACTCTTTGGTGGTAATGAATTTAAATACTATATCTATGATGTCACTGAACAACATAAAGAGGAATTGATTAAAGAGATGGCGGGTCATTGGGGTCATGTTATAGCTAATACTTTACCAACACCTGATTCAATTGAAGCCTCTAAATTGGTATTTCCAGAAGGACACGATGGTGTAGTGACAGCGACTCGTCAAATGGAATATGCGATTGAACAACTTAAATCTCTTAATGTAAAAGCTAAAGAAATTAATACATTAATTGACCAGATTGAATTAGATGTTCGTAACGCTATGGGTGAAAACTCTGAAATCAGAGATATGAGTGGACACACATTAGTAACATGGAAAAATAGTAAACCTACTAAACGCTTTAGTTCAGATTTATTTAAATCAGCGATGCCAGATGTTTACGATCAATTCATTATTGATATGCCGGGCAGCAGGAGGTTCTTAATCAAATGAAATTAATTTCACAACACCGCATGGAAATAGCGTTTTGGATTATGGCTGTTTGTTCAATCATTGACACAATAAAGGGGTTTATATCATGAAAGACGATTTAATTAATCATCCGTTACACTACACCAAAGGCGGTATAGAAGCCATTGATGTAATTAAAGCTAAAGCAACACCATTAGAATTTCAAGGTTATCTTATTGGTACGATTAGAGCGTACGCATTAAGACTTGGATTAAAAGGAAATACCATTGATGATGCAGATAAAATTATTTGGTATTGCAATAAATTAAAACAAAACTTAACAAGGGGAGATAAACATGAGTAACGTAGTTCCGTTTCAAGAAATGGATCAGATGGCGAGTGCAATCGCACAATCTGGTTTATTTGGTATGAAAGACAAAGCCAGTGTGTTAGCACTTATGGCGGTAGCACAAGCAGAAGGATTACATCCTGCTACGGCTGCGAGAGACTTTCATATCATTCAAGGGAGACCAGCACTCAAAGCAGATGCGATGTTGGCTCGTTTTCAAAACGCAGGTGGTTCTGTTCAATGGAAGGATTACACAGATGAGAAAGTCACGGGAACATTTAAACACCCAAATGGCGGAGAACTTGACGTTACTTGGACAATTGAGCAAGCAATTAAAATCGGTCTTGTTAAACCGGGATCAGGCTGGCAAAAATTCCCAAGGGCTATGCTACGATCACGCTGCATTTCTGAAGGAATTAGATCAGTTTTCCCAGGATCAGTTACTGGATTCTATAGCCCGGAAGAAGTCGCAGACTTCACACCGGTAGAAAAGGATGTAACACCTCATGTCAATACCATTGCACCTAAAGGTGCATTTGATGACATGAAAGACGATTTACCTTTTGAAGCACCACCCACAACAGGTCAATTCGCATTACGTGTACCTAATCAAGACACACCTTATGATTACTTTGATACTAAAGATCAGTGGATTGATGGCTTTGTAGATATTGTTCGCAAGATTTACGATAGCTCTAAATACACACCAGAGGAGAAACAAGCTAAATACGAAGCATTAAGAGAAGTCAACTTAATGTTCATTAAAGGCTTTGATCCTCAAACAAGCGTTAAATTTACTAGATTAACTTCAATTATTAGAAAGGCAGACCATGAGTAACCAACACATTCAACAAGCAGGAAAAGGCGTTCTATTTATGAACGACAAAAAGACTTCAGAGAAACATCCAGATTGGAAAGGCACATTAACACTTTCTGATGGCACTCCAGTTAAGATTGCGGGTTGGACTAAAAAGACTCCTAAAGGTCATTTAATTAGTTTGGCAGAAGATACATTTAAACCTGCTAACCAACAACAATATCCTCGTGAAGTCAATACGTCACATGATGAGGATGTACCTTTCTAATGTCATTAATTAAGTTACAATTACCTTATCCACCCAGTGTCAACAATTATTGGATGACATCTGGACACAGACGTTATATCTCTAAACGTGGACAAGAGTTTAAGGAAGCTGTACGCATTTATTGTTTGCAGCACAAGATTCCTAAACTTGGTGCATACGATGTCATTGTAGGCATTTTATTACATCCACGTTCTAAACTGCTTATGGATATAGATAATTGTGCTAAAGCGGTATTAGATTCGCTTGAAGGCGCAGGCATTATTGATGATGATAAACAAGTGACATTGCTTATCATTAGCAGAGGTTCTATGAAAAAAGGTGGTGGCTGCACCGTCTTTATAGAAAAAGATACACCCTCCGCAAGCCTAGATGCGAGTTTGCCGATGGTGAACAGTTAGGTAGCTTTGCCGGTAGCTTTCTAGGTAACCGGCACTTATTATGAAATTACAATCAATCGTAGACGGAATTGTAATCTTTGCAATTCTTTATTTTTTTGGAAATTTAATTAAGGGGATCGTATGGCTAGTCCAAAGATTTTTGTAGCAACACCCATGTATGGTGGTCAATGTTTTGGCTACTATACACAATCAGTTTTGCAACTCAATAATCATTTTAGAGATAACAATATCACTTCAATGTTTAGCTTTATGTTTAATGAATCTCTCATTACACGAGCAAGAAACGCACTTGTAAACGCTTTTCTAAAAACAGACGCAACACACTTATTCTTTATTGATTCAGACATTGGTTTTAATCCTGCTGATGTCATTAAAATGGTGCAAGCAGATAAAGAAGTTATTGGTGGTATCTATCCTAAAAAAGAAATCAATTGGTCTAGCGTTAAACGAGCTATGGATAATGGCGTTGACTTTAAAGATTTAAAACATCATACCGGTTCTTTTGTAGTCAATCTTGTAGGTTATGCAGGAGAAGTCACCGTACCAGTCAATGAGCCATGCGAGATTTATAATGCAGGGACAGGCTTTCTTTTAATCAAACGTGAAGTTTTTGAAAAACTATCACCATTAGTTCCTACATATAAGAATGATGTGCATGATTTAGGTAACACGATGACAGGTCAAGAAGAAATTAAAGAGTTCTTTGCAACTTCTATTGAACCTGAAACAGAACGCTTGTTATCAGAAGATTATCATTTCTGTTATATCTGGCGTAAAGCCGGTGGTAAAGTTTGGGCTGCACCATGGGCGCAACTTACACACAATGGTACTTATGCTTTTGAAGGTCG